TACAACAAGTATTAATAGCATTAGCAGTGAAAATAGACTTGCCTATGCTGACAGTTCATTAAATTTGTCTTTAGTAATATACAATGGTTACGATATAAGTGTTAATACATTGCCCACTAGTATTATTGGTTTAAATATATTAAGAACTGCTAGAACATTCACCACTTCTACTATTAACTATAATTACAATATAATTCCGTTAAGTTCGTATTTAGTAAATGGACTAATTGGCCTAAGTTTTGAAATGTATAGAACGGGATTTTTTGGAACTTTTAGAGTAGGAAACAAAACAGCAGGTACCAGTTTTGATTACAGTTACAACTATATTAGTATAAATGGTTCTAATGTTAATAGTAATACACAAACACTAAGCACTGTTACAACAAGTATTAATAGCATTAGCAGTGAAAATAGACTTGCCTATGCTGATAGTTCATTAAATTTGTCTTTAGTAATATATAATGGATATGATATAAGTGCTAATGCATTACCCACTAGTATTATTGGTTTAAATATATTAACTAGTCCAAGAACATTCGGCACTTCTACTATTAACTATAATTACAAAATAATCCCAGTAGCTTCAACTAATTATTTAGTTAATGGAACTATTGGCCTAAGTTTTGAATTGTATAAAACGGGATTTTTTGGAACTATTATAGTAAATAATAATAATATTGGTTATTCTATTGGTTATAATTATACTTATCTTACATTTGACAATGATAGAATTAGTGTCCCAGTGGACGGATTTATATCAATAAATAATAATTTGTCCAATAGTATAACTATTAGTAAGGAGTTAAGAGTAATAACAAATACTAGTGAAATAACAATACGTATAAGAACCGAAGAATTGGCACCAGATATTAGCTATATTATTAGTAATGGAATACTGATAGGTAATACAGATTATATAAGTGATTCATTTAAATATTACAATTTTGATATACTTCCCAACAACAACAATTCAACAATAACTGTTGATATTATTATTGATATTGATAGTTCTATTATTGCTCCCCTAGCTCCAACAAATTTACAACATAGTATTGATAATAACAGTGCTTTTATAACTTGGAATGCGGCATCCACAAATACTGGCGGCACACCTATACAAAGTTATAAACTTTATAGATTTAATAATAGCAGTTATGTTTTATTTAGATCTAATATAACTACAACATATACTAGAGTAAATAACCCTACAACAAATAATACTATATATACTTTTACTGTAACAGCAGTTAATAGTGCAGGACTTGAATCAACTCGAAGTCAGTCTGTAACTGTCAATATTCCTATAGGCACTAATCCTCAGCCTCCAACAGATGTAGAACTAGTAAATATAGTAGGTAGGGCCGCTAATATAACTTGGGTCGCACCCACAAATACTGGTGGTTATGATATTACTATACAAAGTTATAGTGTTTATAATAATGGAGAGCTGGATACAGCGAATATACTTACAACATCTTTCTCAAAGTTTAATAGTGATACTGTCCCATTAGTAACTAGTTTAACTGTAAGAGCAATTAATAATCTGGGACTTACATCAGTATCAAGTAGCCCACCAATAGTAGTCACTATTCCTGGAAGCACTACCCAAAGAAGTCCTGGCCCTCCAACAAATGTACTAGCAACTATAGCAGAAAATGGAAATAGTGCTACTATTACTTGGACAGCACCCATAAATGCAGGCGCAGATGGTCAAAATGATGCCACTATACAAAGTTATAGACTTTATAATAATTATATTTTATTTACATCTTATATAACAGAAACATTTACCACAGTAAGTAACTCTAGTGCACATGATATTAGTTATAGTTTTACTGTATCAGCATTTAATAGTGGTGGCTTACAATCAATAGTAAGTGACCCTCCTTTATCTTTCACACTTATTCCTCTCGCATCTAGTGGTTTTAACGGCTCTATTAGAGTTATTACAAGTGGTTATAGTAACAGTAGTTACGATGTAAACATAATTATTTATGCTGATGACACACTTAGATTTAATGGACAAATCGATAATGACACTTCTATTTCTATTGCCGCTGAACTCGGACCTAGACTATCATCATCATCAAGTATAATATATATATATGCACAAGAGGTAGGAAGCAATATAAATATAGTCAGTTATGCTTTAAGACAAGCTGGTGGAAGTACAGCCAATATAACAAGCCAACCCGTTCAAACTTTTACTATGGACAATAACTCTTATAATTTTCAAGGATATACAATAGATAATGCATTAAATAATGCAACACTTGTTGTGTATGTAGTAACTAGTTATGATAACTAATAATTAGCAACATATTTATTACGCATTTTACCATAAATATACATGGCTCAATATTTTAGCATTATAATAGCCTTGTGATTTTCTTTTTTCTAAACTAATTGCTCCACCTCTTTTTTTGGTTCCAGAATGTCTATTAAAATAATTGCGCATTCGTTTTCTATCATTATGATTTTTATGTGAATAATATTTTAGTGGAGTTCTATCTTTATATTGTTGATAATCTGATGCTCCAAAATGTATTTTGCGTATTTTTTTGGTTGTCTTATTTTGGATAAAGGCTGTGTATTTTTTTCCTGGCGGTCCTTTTTCAAATTTTATGATTTTTTCTTTCATAACTTGTTCTTTCATACTTTTATTCATACTTTTATTCATATTATAATATTTTTATATATAATAAATATTATAGTATAATAGTAATTAAAAATGATAAATATACCTATTAAATACTTACCTCGTCGTCTTAATTTGAAAGATAAAAAACTACAAATAAAACAATTAAAAGCCTCACGTAACGCATATAAAAAGAAGCGCTATTTAACACGAAAAAATGTTGACTCATATAAATCCAAAAAATCGGGCCATATAGCAAAAGCGCAAAAGTTATATAAACTAAAAAATATAGCAATAAATTCTGAGTTAGTAAATGCAACGGGTTGTTCTAAAAATGCCTTATTACAAATTGTTAAAAAGGGTCGCGGCGCATATTATTCTTCTGGTTCACGCCCTAATCAAAGCGCACATAGTTGGGGCTATGCGCGTTTAGCAAGTGCTATTAGTGGAGGCAAAGCAGCAGCAATAGATTATAAAATATTAGAACGTGGTTGTTCGGCAAATTCAAAGGCACTAAAATTAGCGCTTAAAGCGAAAAATAATAGGACACGAAAAGTTCCAAAAATTAAATTAGTATAAGATATAGTTATAACTTATAACAAGTTAGTATAAGCTATAGTTATAACTTATAACAAGTTATATAATATACAAGTTATAATAAGCTATAATACATGGATTTAGCTATTATATAAGAGCCCACCAAAACCATTTTGAAAAATTAATAAATTGTATTTTTCTTCCATTATATACAAATTATAATAATATTTATAGATGTTTGTAGGGTCTTTTGATGTTGCTATTATTGCGCCTGTTGCTGGGTCACAAATAGTTGTAAACTCCACATTACTGCTATCTATTGGTGGATTAGCATAATTATTATATTCAAATTCAATTGTTTTAAATTTATTTGTATTAAACGCACCATTTGGTTGCAGTTTATAAGGGTCTGTTGTTAAAGCAAAATTGTAATAATATAGACCAACTTTTGAATTAGATCCATTTGACTTATTATATTTTTCTATTCTGCTAAATACGCTGCTATCAAATGTTTGTTCTCTATATTTGCCATCACATATTATACCAAAATTTTTCATAATTTCACATACATTAGTTTGTTCATAAATAGACGGATTATATCCAGTATAATATATATTTTTTGAAATATCACCACTATAAGTAAAATGAGGACTATAATATATATAATATAAGTCTGGTGTTGTGATTTTTTTCAAATCATTTGGAATACTATTTTCATAAGGCCAATTAGTATAATTAGACCATTCATTGCGTTCCTTAACATCACTTCTTTGAAAATACCACATCCAACTACTAATTAATCCATTTGATTCTAATTTAATTTTATTAGTCTTAATAACTTCTTTAAAACTATATTCTTTTACCTCTTTAATTAAATAATTTTGACTATTTTTGGCAAACATTTCTCGTTCGGCGTTATCAAGAAAACATTGAGTACATAGCAAATGTATGTTACTATTTATTCTATTTGTCAAATTAATATAACTATCTCCAGATATATCTCTGTATGGAGGCGGATTTATAAATCGATTAAATTGATATTCTAATGTTGTTTGAAGTGGGTGTATTTGAGGAATATTATTATAGTTAGTTATTTTGTAAGTATTTACACTTATATCGTATAATACGTCTTTAATAGTAAATAATTCTTTTAATGGTCTCAATTTAAAATCAATAACTAAATTACTGTATTGTAAGCATATTAATGGAAATGACATAAAAGACGACATTGTAAACCAGCTATTAATTGGTATATATAAATTGTATTCTCTTATAGATGGTTCAATCCCGCTTATATCAGTATTTGTTCCATTTATATTAAATGCGTTAGGATAATTGTTGTTTCGGTTATTGAAATTAGCCGGGTCATTTAGTTCGCTAATATTTCCTGTCATAATATCAAATAACTCTTTTTTATGAGAATCAAAATCGCGTTCAACAACATTTTGTAAATAAGCACCGCTAAATTTTTGAATAGTTATTCCATCAATCATTATTTTAACTTCTTCCATTATTTGACATCCAATATGCTTAATCCATTTAAATTCGTATGGTCTATAAACAGCACTAATATCACTATATTTATTATAATAGTATATTGGACTCCATATTGTTGGTAATTTTAGTACTAAATAAGTATCCATCAATAAGTCACCATAACGTTCTATTTTAAAACTAAACGTTGTAGATTTTGAAACCTCCAATTCTTTTTGTCCGACTTGGTCTATCCTAAATTTTTGTAATCCAAAATTAGTATATTTTGAATATGTGGATTTAAAGAAACTTTTAGTAGGATTACCTGTCAACATAACATTTTGGTCGCCAATAGCTATTAAGTTTAATAGTCCACCCGCCATAGTCTAATAATTTATATACTATAATAATTTTATACTAATATTAAAGTAATTTGTTAATTTATTAATTAGTTAATTAATAAACTACTAAAGTATTTTAGTTAAAATTAAATGTTTTAATATATAAATATGGGCGATAACGATAAAAAACTTAATTTTTTAGAAGAGTCTAAAAAGTTTTATAATGATTATTTTGGTAGTGACCCTAACAATAGTACTCAGTCAATATATTTATATATGACAATGAGTATTGTAATTTTAATATTGTTACTATTATTTGGTTGGATATATGATAGATTAGCTTTAGAACAACGAACATGTGATAAATTAGAGAAATATTATAGGTCTAATATTGGAAAATCTTATTTTACAAGTGCTAATACTGTAGAAGCAAGTAGCGCAACGGATTTAACTACAACTAAATTTGATGTATCTAATTCTATATTTAAAAATTATTATGTTAAAAGTGCTTATAATTGTTGTTGTGGTGATGGCTACAAAAATAATTTTGTTAATTTATGTGCTTTAGAAAAAACGATTTCTAATGGATGTCGATTTTTAGATTTTGAAATTTATTCATATAACAATAAACCAATAGTAGCTTCCTCCACCGCAAATAGCAACTTTATAAAAGAAACTTATAACTCTTTAGACTTAGGCGATGTATTAAGTAGTGTTACAACGCGAGCATTTGATGCTATTTATACAAATTGTAGTCGCGATCCTTTGATTTTAAATTTTCGGGTTATGAGCACAAATTTGACAATGTTAGAAAAAATGGGTGAACTATTTGAACAATACTTAGATCTAGCTACTTCAGATAGTAATACTTTTCGCATAATGAAACAACATAATTATACAACTGGCTCAATATTAAACGTCCAAATGAAAGACCTATACAAAACAGTTATTGTTATATGTGATTTTTATCCATCAAATAATATAATAGAAACAAATAATGTATTAGCAAAATTGAAAACTTATATTAATTTAAAGGGAAAAAGTACATATTGTAAAACATATAGATATACTGAAATTGCGGGCAAAACTAGTCAATTTACAGATGAAACAAAGAGAAATTTTGTTATTGTATTGCCAAATTTGAATAATTCTGTAAATAACAATGAGTTTGCTTCATCTTATGGTTATGGATGTAATGCTATAGCTATGAAATATCAAACTAAAGACGCGAATTTAGAAAGCTATATAGCACAATTTACAAATAAAGGAAACTATTCATGGATTTTAAAACCTAATCATTTAATTGCGAATGTTCCAAGTAGTTTTGCTATTATTCCTTTTACAAGTCATAGACCAATAGAAAGTGTTGCTAGTACATTACAATCTATTTTATCACAGCAATAATATAATCACAGCAATAATAATATAAACTAGCATTTTTCTATTTTCTATTTTCTATTTTCTATTTTATATTTTATGGAAAAATATTATAATAACACATTATATTATATAAATTTATTATATAATATATAATGAAATCTTTTGAAGAAAAAGAATTAAAAATATTACGAAATGCTATTGATAGCGCTACTTATGAAGTAGGGAAAAAATTAGTACAATCTGATACTATAAAAACAATAATAGAAATATTAGAAGACTTTTTAAGAACACATAATACACTATGTTATGGTGGAACAGCTGTAAATAATATATTACCTGAACAAGACCGATTTTATAACAAAGATATTGAAATACCTGACTATGATTTTTTTACGCCATTAGCAATGGAATATGCCACAAAGCTAACAAATATATATTATAAAGCTGGTTATGAAGAAGTAGAGGCAAAATCATCGGTTCACGCTGGAACATATAAAGTGTTTGTTAATTTTATTCCTATTGCTGACATAACCTATTTAGACAAAACATTGTTTAAAAACTTATTCAAAAAAGCTATTAAAATAAATGCTATAAATTATTGCCCTCCTAACTATTTGCGTATGGCTATGTATGTCGAATTGTCAAGACCAATGGGAGATGTAACACGATGGGAAAAAATATTAAAACGCATTACTTTATTAAACAAAAATTATCCTTTAAAAGGAGAGCTTTGTAAATCTATAAAATTTCAGAGAGATTATGATGGTTCAGATAGCGACCGAGACAAACTTTATGAAGTTTGTAAAACATCATTTATTAATCAAGGATTAGTGTTTTTTGGTGGTTATGCCGCGTCACTTTATAGTCAATATATGCCCAAAAAAGAACGCGCACAAGTCAATACTATTCCTGATTTTGATATGTTGAGTGAGAACCCTATGTCAAGTGCATTAATATTAAAAGAACAACTTAATTATGAAGGCTTTAAAAATGTTGTTATTAGAAAAAAGAAGCCTATTGGTGAATATGTAGATGACCATTGTGAAATAATTGTTAATAATGATGCAATTGCGTTTATTTACAAAACGGTTGCTTGTCATAGTTATAATATTATTAGTCTACAAGGTCGCAAAATCAAAGTTGCCTCTATTGACACTATTTTAAGTTTTTACTTGATTTTTATTTATGCAAATAGACCTTATTATGATGAAAACCGACTTTTGTGTCTTTCTGAATATTTATTTAAAGTTCAAATCAAAAATCGTTTAGAACAAAGAGGGTTGTTAAAGCGATTTAGTGTAACTTGTTATGGAAAACAACAAACATTAGAAGATATACGCGAAGAAAAAGTGAAAATATACGATAAAGTAAAAAATAACGAACTTTCGCGTAAATCCAGACTTTATAATATGAACTTTTTTAGATATATTCCAAAAGAGGGATTTAAAAAAACTATTAAATATAAATTTACTAAGACAAAAGTTGGTAAAAGTCGTTCACTTAAGAGAAGGTGATTGTATGTAAACACATTATAATATTATTTTTAAAACATTAATATTATAATATTAATCATTACATTTGAGACCTCTTTAAAAATATTTGTTATTCTAAATCTGCTCGGCGCATTTTATTATAGTCATCTTTTTCTTAAACTTTAAGCTATCTTACAAAAACAAAAATATTTATACTAATTTGGATAAACGTCAAACCCAACTTGTACATTTGTAGAACCACTATCAATAGTAAAACTTACAATATTAGCATCATAACTATACTCAGTTCCTCCATCAATAATATAACCATTTATAGCAATATTACTTGGATTTACTTCTATTTGAACTATAATTGAAAGACTTGAAACAGTTAGTAATATACTAACAGATGAACCAATTTCTATTTTTGTTATTGGAACAAAATAACTTGAAACTCCCACAAGAGGGTCATATAAACTAATTTGATAGTCTAATGTTATAGTGCTTGTTATAGAATTATAAATAATTAAATTTACTTTTGGTTTTTCAACAGATATTAATCTATCATCAAATGCACCTAACAGAGTTAGAAGAGCTTCATCAAACTTTGATGCTGAAACGGCACCATCTTGTATTTTAATATTTTGAACACTATCACTAGCAAGTTGTAGATAAGTAATAGAGTTTGCTTCTATAGTTGCTTGTATTCCTTGTATTCCTTGTATTCCTTGTATTCCTTGTATTCCTTGTGCTCCTGTTGTTCCTTGACTGCCTGTTGTTCCTTGAGTACCTCGTATGCCTTGCGTTCCTTGACTGCCTGTTGCTCCTTGAGTGCCGGTTGTTCCTTGTGCTCCTGTTGATCCTTGAGTGCCGGTTGTTCCTTGTGCTCCTGTTGATCCTTGACTACCTGTTGTTCCTGTTGTTCCTGTTGCTCCTTGAGCTCCTGTTGTTCCTGTTGCTCCT